AAACGCTCCAAACGGAAATCGGCAAATTATTGAGGGGTGCATAATGCGAGTGTCAGACCTGATTGAACAGATTGACGATTGGCAGACGAAGACAATTGATGAAGTGTGGGCGGAGTTGAACGCCGTCGAGCATCAGTACCTTGATAACGACAATTACACTTGGGGCGGGGTTGCGGACGTGCTAGGCAATAGCGGCACCGAGGCCCTTCGGACAGCACTCGAAAACAACGGCTCGAAGTGGGCGGTTTACGCTTTGGGTGGTCAGCCGGGATTGCAGTTAACGCGACCTGAGATCCAGGAGGCACTCTACCTATTTGAAGCGGCTGGTTTGGTGCCCAATGCGTCGAAGTTGGCAGTCCACGTCAAGCGGCTTGTGAGTCTACTGGAGTTGCACAAGTTAAACCCAAACAAAGCCATTGTTTGGACTGTCTTGAGCGGTATGCAATTAGGAGCGATCAAGCGTGAGAAAAAGGTGATTGCATCGACCCGATACAATGCCTATTGTGCCGCGATGGAAGCTTGGGACGGAAGCCCTGATGCGGAGCCTACTCTGTGACAATTGCCCTACAAGGAAGCGACACAGCAAACGCGACGACAATAACAATGCCAAGTCACGCAGCAGGTGACCTGTTGTTGTTTTTTGCATACCGCGACAACTCAGCGACGGTGCCAACAATCCCTAGCGGTTGGATTACGCGAGTTAGTTTGTCGCAGTCGGTCGGTTCGCTGGCGATTGCTTACAAGCACGCACAAAGCAACGCAGAGACTAGCGGCACATGGACAAACGCAACGCAGATATTTGCGTCAGTGTGGAGAGGCGATCCGAACACGTTGATTTTCCCGAACTATATTAGCTCCAACAACGCGACCAGCACGACGATCAACTACCTATCGCAAACGGCGAACACGTTTCAGACGAACGCAAGCGACCAAGCGTTAGTCGGCTGGGTTGCAAATCGAAACTCGGCTAATACGTTATCAAGTCCAACTGGCATGACGCTAGCACAGTCGGCAACGGATGGTTCGACTTGGCAGACGAGACTCGATTACCAGTTATCACGCACGACAATCTGGGCCAGCACAAACGTATCGGTAACTAACTCGGCAGCATGGCGGACATTCGTTTTGTCGCTGGTGGAGTCAGCGGTGTATGGCGTAAGTGGTGGCGGTGGCGGATTGATGCTACCAAACGCATTTAGCGGAGGATACGACGGATAATGAGCAAGCGAAAAACTGGCGGATCAACGAGCGTATCACTACCTATTTTTGTTCGAGACACAACAAGCACAACCGGCGCAGGTCTTGCTGGCGTGACTCACGCATCGAGCGGTCTTGTGTTTGAGTACAGAAGGGCTGGTCAATCGTCTTGGACTTCGGTGACTCCAGTAAGCAAGACTCTTGGCACATATACCAGCGGCGGCATCGTCGCGGATGGTTCGCTGGATGGAGCCTACGAGATCGATCCACCAAACGCGGCGGTTGCATCGGGTGTGCCGTTTGTGGTTATCAGGATTCGTGGCGTTGCTAATATGCTTCCGGTCCTTATCGAGTACGAAATCGATGCGGTAAACTATCAGGACGCTGACGGGTTCGGCCTATCGCGTATCGATGCGGCTACATCGAGCCGAATGGCAACCTACACGCAACCTACCGGATTCCTATCGGCTACATTCCCAGCGACCGTGGCATCGACCACTAACATAACCCAAGCAAGCGGTATCACTCTAGCGGCATCTCAGCCCGGCGTGACGATACCTACGGTCACAAGCGTGACTAACGGAGTGACGGTATCGACCAACAACGACAAGAGCGGCTACAGCCTAACGCAGTCGTTCCCTAGCAACTTTGCATCGTTGAGCATCGACGGAAGCGGTCGAGTGTTGCTACAGCCAACGCAGACGGGTGTAACGATACCAAACGTCACGACGGTGGACGTTGTCAGCGAACTTGGTTCGGATGCACTTAATGCAAACGATCTTATTACCGATATCGGCGTTGTTGTTTGGCAGCAACTTACTACGGCTACATGGCCTACCGATTCCTTCGGCAAGCAAGTACTTATAGGATCGTCAACGCAACGATCAGTTGCGGTAACTGGCAGCAATCACGTTGCAGCGGTCCTACACGATGCTGAGCCTAATTCGATCCCGGAAGACGCTTTTGTTACAGGTGCATTGTCGGCTAGGGCACTGGCAGCGGATGCAGCAACGGAGATAGCAACGGCGGTCGGTACGTTGCAGGTATTGACGCGATTGGATTCGATGATCGAATCGGATGGAGCGGGTCAGTTTAGGTTTGATACGATTGCTCTTTCGATGGCACCGGCTGGTGGTGGTGGCGGTGGAAGCACTACCGTCAATGTCTATCCGGTATCAGCATCAACTCCAGAGCGGGTGGCAGGCACAACGCTCACCTTCTACCGCGATGAATCCAGAACGGTCAGCGTGGTTACTGACTTTACTCTGACCTCGTTGACGCTTCGATTTGTGGTTGAGGATAACGACGGGAACGATGTATTGGTCATCGAAAATGCAGCGATCACCAAGAGCAGCCAGACCTTTACCGTCACGATCACTACAGCGGTTACAGCAAACCTCGGCAACTACCGTTGGTCGATGCGTGACATAACGAGCGGCAATAGCGTCATCGCCTTCGGAGTGCTTACCGTGCAGGAGGCAGCGTCAAAGGATGCCTAGACTATGTCGATGCGGTAAGATTGTAGACGACCGTTGCGAGTGCTTTAGTGGAGCATCAACGCAGCGACGCAGCACGAATACCGAAGGGCATGGAAGCGATCACCGCAGGGCAAGTGAGCGGTATAGGGCAGAGCATCCATTGTGTGAGCGATGCGTTCAGTTGCACGGCGTCATGCACGCTAAACCATCGAGAGACATGCACCACATAGTCAGCATACGCAAAGACTCAACGCAAAGGATGCAGCGTGGTAATTGGCTAGCGGTTTGTGGTGAGCATCACGAAGAGTTAGAGGGCAACGAGATCGAGGGCATGCAGTGCAAGCGATGGAGCGACGCGAACTACGCAGGCGCGATGGATACCCCCTCGCAGGTAGGGGGGGCGTCTCAAAATGCGACTTAGAGCCTCTACGATCTGTCGCAATTCCTTCCGCGATGCTCCACAAAAATGGCAGTTTTGGATTTTGGAGGGTTGAAAAATGGTAAAAGGCCGAAAACCGTTATCCTCTGCGGTCAAAGACGCGTCGGGGGCGTTCGCAAAAAATCCGCAACGACGCAATCACGAAGAGCCTAAACCGAAACTTTCCGACCCGAAGATTCCCGATCACGTCGAAGCGGATCCCGTCGCAAAGTCCCGTTGGTTTTGGGTATGCGACCAACTCCGCGAAATGAACTTGCTACATGCGACCGATCAAGGCTTGATTGCGGGTTACTGCATCGACTATTCGCTGATGCTGCATTTATGGGAGCATATCAAGGGCGGCAACGTGAGTCATCTTAACGAGAAGGGCAACGCATCAACTAAGCCAGAGGCTAACGCGTTCGACAAGGTTTGCACTAGGTTGATGAAGCGTGAGGCCGAACTAGGTTTGACTCCATCATCGAGGGCACGATTGAGGGCACCACAAGCTGAGGAGGAGGATGTTTTTGAAGAGTGGTTAAAGAGGGCAACGGGTTGATAGCAAGCGGCGTTAGGCAAAGAGTCGAAGACTACTGCGAAGCGGTCGAATCAGGCGAAATTATCGCTTGCGACCGCGTCAAGGATGCCGTACGTCGTTATCGCCTAGACTTCGAGCATCAAAGCACGCCCGATTTCCCCTATCACTTCGACGAGCGACACGCTACGGCGGTATGCGACTTCTTTCCGCTTGTGTTGCGTCATAGCATTGGCGAGTTCGCAGGGCATCCGCTAGTCCTTGAAGATTGGCAACTCTTCGGCTTGTGGAATATCTTCGGGTGGAAACGAAACGACGACAACTCCCGACGCTTCCGCAAAGTGTACTGGTCTATGGCTCGGAAGAATGGCAAGTCAACGATGATAGCGGGTTTGTGTCACTACCTAGCGATGGCGGACATTGACCCGAAGACACGCAAGCCGGAAGCGGTCGGGCAGATACTCTTGACCGCAACCAAAAAAGAGCAAGCGGACGTAGTGTATAGCGAATGCGAACGCATGGTTGACCAGTCGCGTCCATTGCAAAAATACACCGACATTAAAAACGAAACGATCACCTATAGCCACAACCTATCATTTATCCGCAAGGTATCGAGCGAGAAGCCCTTCGACGGACTGAATCCGCATTGCGTTGTAATGGACGAGTTGCACGCATGGGGCGAGTATCATCGAAAGTTTTACGATACGATGGTGACGGGCAGCGGTTCACGATCGCAACCGTTGCACTTGATTATCACAACAGCCGGTGCGGATGACTCGCTGTTATGGCTGGATGAGTACACGTACGCAACCAACGTAGTTAGCGGCATTCACAAAGATGAGTCGCTCTTTGCGTTGATTTACGAACTCGATGAAAAAGACGATCCCGGAGAGGAAGCGAACTGGAAAAAGGCGAATCCAAATCTTAACGTATCGATCAAACTTGACTACCTACGTCAGCGGTGGAACGAGGACAAGTCAACGGCGTTGGGTATCAATCGCTTCACAAGATATCACGGCAATCGCGTTGTATCCTCGACGGAAAAGGCATTCGATTTAGCGGCGTTCGATAAGTGCGTTGGAGTTCATTCCGACTGGCGTGAGGCTGACGGACTTGGAGCGGGTGTTGACCTTGGCTCCAGGGATGACTTGGCAGCGTATGCGATTTGTGGACGCTTCCCGGTTGCAGTGGATGACAAGGGAAAGACGGTATACCGCTACGAGATTAAGACACGGGCATTTATCGCAGCGGACTCAAAACGCGATCTATCCGCGATGCCGTTTGCGGAATTTATCCATACCGAAGAGTTGTACAAGTGCGAGTATCCTATCGAGGACTTGACCGCATCGCTAATCGAAGAGCTTGAAGCGTACGAGATTCAGACAGTCGCGTACGATCCATACAACGGACAGCAGTTAGGGGAGAAGCTAGAGAAGACCGGAGCGGTAGCGGCTCGCATGGCACAAAATCAAGCCAACTTCAACGAGGCTATCCGCGACTTTATACAACTGATGCAAGAGGGGCGGCTAGTCTTCTCGGATAGCAAGTTGCTCAGGTGGTGCGCGAACAACGCTATTATCTGCAAAGACCGCCAAGATAGATGGATGTTTGATAAAAAGAACAGCAAAGACAAGATCGACCCTATCGTTGCGGCAGTGATGGCGTACCGCATCGCAAGTTTGCAAAAAGAGCGTTCATCGGGTAGTTTATACGTTACTTAAAGGGAGTATGCCGCATGTCACTGATGACCGCACTATTGCAATGGATGGGTTTGAGCGAAGACCAGTTCAGCAACGGTCGAAGGGTGACGGTACGCGAAGCCCTTGGAGTACCGCCAGCATGGTACGCACACAACAAACTGACGGGTGACTTTGGGCGACTGCCAATCGATGTTAAGCGGCGTGAGGGTGATGGAGCGGTAAACGATACCGAGCATCCAGGCTACATCCTATTGAGGGAAGAGCCTAACAAGGTGCAGGCTCCGACGACCTTTAAAGAGCAGATGTTGTCACACGCTCTAATGCGTGGCAACGGTCGAGCAGCGATTATTCGCAGCGGCGGACGGCCCACTGAGTTGATCCCGATGTTGCCTGAGAACACCTGGACGATCATTTACAACGGCAAGAAATGGCACGTAACCAAGCCCGAAGACCAGAGCAAGAAAGACCTCTTCGACGGTTTCGACACTGACAAGAACGGATACTTAATCTTCCCTGATGCTGATGTATTGCACTTGCCGGGATTCTCTTACGATGGCGTTGAGGGAATCGGATTACTCGATATTGCGAACATCACATTTTCAACGGGTGTAGAGCAAACCAAGTTTACCAATACTCAACTGCGACGAGGTTTTCGCGGTAAACTCTTCCTAGAAGCACCGCCAGGTATGCTACGCAAGGAGGAAGACGCAAAGAGCTTCATCGATGCGTTTAACAAGCACGAAGCAGGGGCAGAGAACTCAGCAAAAGCCGGTCTGCTACGCGAAGGTGTTAAGGCCAATGCGGTATCGATGAGCAACAACGATGCACAGTTTGCAGAGTTGCAACGCTTTACGCGGCAAGATATCGGTATGCTCTTCGGCCTAGAAGGAATGCCGGGCGATGGCGAGTCTACTTCGTACAACTCACTTGAGCAAAAGAACCTCGCCTACATGCAAGCCCTCGACCGTTGGTTAGTCAAGTTCGAGGAACAATGCGATATGAAATTGCGAACTCAGCAAGAGAAGCAGAGCGGCGAGGTTTACTTTAAGTTCAACGCGGCGGCACTCTACAGGACTGACCTTAGAACAACGATGGAAAGTTTTTCAAAGGCCATCGCATCGCGGATTATGAATCCGAATGAGTGTCGAGCCAAACTTGATCTTAACCCATACGTCGGCGGCGATGAGTTTATTAACCCTGCAATCTCCGAAGCGACCGGCGAACAGTCGGTTGATGAAGTCGAAGATACGCCAGAGGAAGAGGCCGAAGACGAAACAGAAGATTCGCAAAACGCGATGGCAGTCGAGCAAATGTTGCGTGACCTTATCAAAACAGAGGGCAATAACGCGATCAACGCCAGTGGAAAGGCTCAATTCGTCGCTTGGATCGCCAAAAACTACCCCAAATGGCAAGCAAAACTAGCGGATAAGATTGAGGCCATTGGGCTTGACCGCGATCTAGCACGCATCCACTGCGAGAAATCGACGCTAATTTTGGCCGAATTAGCGGCTAAAAACGGGGGCGAATCGCTTAAAAAAGCGGTCGAAAACGAGGTGAAAACGTGGGAAAACAGGGTTTTTGACCTGAAAAGGGGTGGAAAATGATCGAAATCAAGGCGGAACTGAATGAAATCCTGCTATCCGGCGTTGTTGGCGATGGATGGGATGAGAATCCGATTACACAGCGTGGCGTTGTCGATGCTCTTCGTTCTTTTGGCTCAAACGCGGTTACTGTTCGCATTAACTCACCAGGTGGAGCAGCGGATGAGGGAATTGCGATCTACAACACGCTACGATCGCACAAAGGCGAGGTTACAACGATCAACGATAGCCTAGCGGCATCGGCGGCGTCGATCATTTTTCTAGGCGGTGCTAAAAGGCTGATGGCGGACGGTTCAAGGCTCATGATACATCGTGCGATGGGCTTCGCATTCGGCAACCGGGAAGAGTTGGCGAAGGTGATCAACGCTCTCGAATCCTACGACGCATCGCTAGCGGACATCTATTCGCAATACGCGAAGTTGTCAAAGAGCGAAATCGAGACCGCGATGGCGAATGAGTCGTGGTACGAAGTCGAAAAAGCGATTGAACTAGGCTTTGCAACTGGTCGAGTTGAGAACGGCAAGAAGCGGAAGACCTCGAACGCATTCGACCAAGCCCGCGTTAACTTGCTCAAGGCAAAAATGGCGCAGTACGCTGGAGGCTTGACAAGCCGGTAAGCACTTGCTAGGTTTAATGCGTGGGCCAGAAGTGCCTACACTCTGCAACTAATTAGCGGCAGTGACACACGGGAAATGTTTTAAGTAACACCGTGGCAGTCATGCCGCTATCTTGGTAAATCGACTGCCACACAGCACAGGAGCAGTCGGTATGAAAACCGCAAAGCAAATTGGTGAAGAAATTCAAGCCTTGCAAGCCAAGGTTAAGGCCATTCAGGATGTAGCATCGCAAGACAGCCGCGACCTACTTGCAGACGAGCAAGCAGAGATCGATGCAATCGTCGGCACTGACGGCAAAGCCGGTCAGATCGAGAATCTCAGTAAGGAGCGAGAACGAGCGATCCGCATTGAGTCAGCGGTAAGCAACTCGGTACGCCAGATCAACGATAACCGGACCGTGGAAGCATCGAGTTTCCGCATCCCTGCAACCGCACGGGCGACCGGAAAACTCAAGGCGTTCAAGGGGCCAGATGCTGAACGCGATGCCTTCAAAGCCGGTCAGTTTTTCCGTGCGTTGAACGGCAACTCGCAAGCCCGTCAGTGGTGCCGCGACAACGGCGTCCTCAATGCGATGGGAGAAAATGACGATCTACGCGGTGGCGTGCTTGTGCCACCTGAGTTTGAGACCTCGGTGATTAGCCTGATGGAAACCTACGGCGTTACCAGTCGCTACGCTCGGACTTACCCAATGGGAAGCGATACCGTCACGATCCCTCGACGCGTTAGCGGCTTGACCGCCTACGCAGTTGGCGAAGCAGGCGAAATCACCGCTAGCGATCCATCCTTGGGGCAAGTGTCGTTGACCGCTCATAAGTGGGCAACCTTAACCCGCGTATCGAATGAAATCAACGAAGATGCGGTCATCGCCATTGCTGATTATTTGGCAATGGAGATGGCTCAGGCCCACGCTCTTAAGTTGGATCAAGCCGCGTTTCTCGGTGACGGTTCGACTACCTACGGCGGCATCAACGGGCTAGCCAACGTACTTGCGGCTGGTTCGGTTGCAACCGCAGCAGCAGGTCAAAACACAGCGGCCACTCTGACGATTGCGGTATTCCAAGAAGCGGTCGGCAAGTTGCCTGAGTTCGCTGGAATGAATCCAGTGTGGTTCTGTCACAAGGCGGTTTTCTGGAACGTCTTGGCAAGGCTTCAGCTTGCAGCCGGTGGCAACAACTACGTCGACCTTGGAAACGGGCCAGTCCTGCAGTTTATGGGCTACCCAGTCCAGTTCACGCAAGTGATGCCAAGCACGATCAGCGGCGGAACCAAACTTGCCTACATCGGCGATTTGTCGATGGCTTCGACCTTGGGACTCCGACGCGGCGTGAGCGTTGTCG